AGTTTCTCCGCTGTGATGAGCTTGAAGCTAGGACTTCCTGCTCCATTGATGAGGTTGCTTCGGATGCTTGTAATGTTCTTCCAAGCGGCAGCTTCTTTAGGAGTTCCAAGTTCCTCAAGAATTTCGTAGAATTTTTTGACATACTCGTATCCCTCGTCATTGCGAGTTGAGGATACAAATCGGCGGTATAGCTCACGGAAGTATAGAGTTTCGCACTCGTTGAAACGCCTGATCTGTGTTCCAGAAAGTTTTGCCGATTCAGCCGCATCGAGTTCCGCTTCACCTTTGGTGCGTTGCGCCCCTCCTGATGTTGGTGCATTGATGCGATATTGTCCAAGTCCGCGATAGAGATCGCCCATGTAGAACTGCATGAACTGCATTCCCTCTGCGACTGGCATCTGGAACCTGTTCTGTGTGAACTTAGCCCCGTCTGGCATGACGCTGATCGGCAACCATTCCATCTGCTTGAGCATCTTGGTTGAGTCTGGCGAGCCACCATCCAATAGAAGCATCGAGTTCAAACGGACGGCATCAACAAGCCCGTTCATCGTGAAGTCATACTGGCGGCAGGCTACGAACGCCGCCTCTGCTTGGGACTTGATGTCGTGGAATAATCCACTACCCACCGAGTCGGTGAGCATATAGATGATTTGATCCCACTTGTCGAAAAGTCCGACATTAAGTTGGAGGAAACCATGTTGGTCGCGGACAACTGATTCGCTGACTTTTTCGCTTCCTTTGACATACTGGTTGATGTATTGGCTGATCGGGTTGTAGTCTTGGAGGATGACTGCTTTGGATATTTTGCCGTCGAACTCCCTCCAGTAGATTTCGTAGAGGTCGATCTTTTGGTTGACCGAGAGTGACCAGTTGAATCCGCTTTCCGAGATTGTGCGGAAGAAGTCTTCCCTTGTTTTGTTGTGTTCTGAAAAAGCCTTGTGGAATCTAATGGCGTCCACGACTGCATCGACATTCCACCCAAGGTCTTCGGCGGCAGATCGGTTTTCGATGATTTTGTAGAGTTGGTATGGGGTGAGTCGAACTCGCCGCACAAACTCTTCCAGATTTGAGAAATCAACCTTGATGTCATCAGGGAACAATAGGTCAGAAAGCGGTATGTATTCTGGCATCCAGCCAAGAGGAGAGTGCCACATCCCGATGCCTTTTCCGTAGAGCAGCATTGACTCAAGTTCTTGCTCTTTGTTGTAGAGATACCCCGGCCATTCGCGGATCGCTTTGTCGAACGCGAGCGTGATGTTTTCTGTGTGGACAAGTCTTTCTTTTTCATTGCCGTATTTTGTTTCGATTGTTGCACAAGCCTGACGCTCCGTAATTACATCGTAATAACTTGACTTCTGGTTGTTTACGATAAACTCCATCTGCCCCCAGTTAACATCGGCCTGCCAAGGTAACTTCTTCTCTGCTATCTTACTATAGCCAGTAGGCGGGAATCGCTTATAGCTTTTGTATACCCGAATCCGTTTATTCTCGCGGCCAGAATTTGACAGAGAGAGATTGTTTGCGATATTCCAAGCGTGGTTCGATGAGGAAATCCTAGTATCTGGGACTTCTCCATCTGGGCCGAGAGTTAAAAGTGAGAAATTGTCTTGTCCGACTGAGATAGGCATAATGAGTTATCGTTAACGATAGAGTTATTTGTTGAACAGATTGTTTAACGCTTGTCGGCGTTGTCTGCAACTAGAGCATCCTTTGGCTTTTTGTTCAAGTCTAGTTCCTGCTATCCTGTCAACTACTCTTGCTACTCCATGAATAGCTTGTGCAACATGATCTCCTGCTCCCATCCAGCACCTGTCCGCTGGTTGGCGTTCACAGATTTGAGTTTCGATAACATCAGCAAGATCAACTGGCGCAGTAACTCCGTTTGATCTCATATCTTTGATGACATTCTCGATCAGGCGCGACAATGATTCTCCGTAAACAGTCGCTGGGAAATCTAGGTTATTACGATTGATTACATACTTGTAATACCATCCACCTACAGGAGCGCGTCTAGGTTCTTTAAGTTTCATCTTGCCTTGCGCGTGAAGATGAGGTTTCATCATTCCCATGTCAAGAAAAAATGTTTCTCAAAATGGCATTCGGAAATATGGGATGGTCTTCCCAGAAAACATGAATCCGCTTGAGATAGAGCTTTATTGCTACGCTTTAACCCGTGGTGATTATGGAAAGACGATGCGGGTTAAGAAGAACATGGAGCTTTCTGACTACAAACTTTTGTCACCATACGAACACTTTATCATAGCTGTCCAATATATGTGGCCGACTGATGTTGTGATTAAGAATAGAGGTTATACCAATACTCAACTACTGAGAACTTTAGAAGAACTCTGCAACAATGACGATGTGTGCCTCGCAGGCGCAGCTTCAATGGGAAAGTCATTTCCTGTCGGTCTGTGGATTTATCTTGATTGGTGTGCCGCTCCGCATTGCACATCATCTTGGGTTGCTACTACTACGCTCGGTGCGTCCGAAGATCGTATCTGGGGTATCATCTCTAAACTCTGGAAGTGCGCCAGTAACCAGATTGGGAATCTAGTTGATTACCGACACATGATTGTATGGGGTGGCGCGGCTGGGGATGATGAGAGGGACTACCGCAATGCTATCAAGGCTATTGCCTTCCCTCCCGGCTCAGAAGGGCAGAAGGCTATTGATACTACCCGTGGTCGTAAGAATGATAGGATTCGCGTAGCCTTGGACGAGTTGCCTGAAATGGAGATGGGCGCGATTAACATCAGGCAGAACCTTTCCTCCAACGATGACAAGGTTTTCATTGGTATTGGAAACCCATCCGCTGGTGACAATCCCCACACCCGCTGGGCTATGCCGAAAGGTCATACCAACTTTGATTCCGTGAATGCAGATATGGAGAAATGGGAGACTGAGACGGGAGTATGCTTGTTCTACAATGGTATGAAGTCGCCGAACTTCCAAGCTCCTGCCGATGAACCTTCCCCATTCCCGTTCCTGATGGATCGCAAGAAGCAGGCGGACATTTTGAAGATGTCCTATGGTGACGAGAACTCTGTGGACTATGTGCGTAACGCTATTGGCTGGTGGCCTAAGTCTGGATTTGCCCAAACAATCCTAACCGCCGATGTCATTCGGAATGCAGATACCTACTCTGAACCTATCTGGGATCACAATGACCTCATAAAGATTGCTGGTTTCGATACTGCTTTCACGGCTGGTGGTGACCGATGCGTCCTTACAATTTGTAAGCTAGGCTATGTCCGTGGAACTTCACAGAAGGTTATGTATTTGGTAAACCAAGAAGTGATCCAGATCGCCGCTGGTCAGGCTACCGAGTTTGATGTCCAAGTCGCCGCGAAGGTCGTTGAGCTTTGCCGAAAGCATGAGGTAAAGCCTAGCAAGTTTGGTATGGATGTCAGCGGTGATGGTGGTCGAATCGGGCAGTCCATCATGCGCGAGTGGCTACGGCATGATAAAGATGGTTCCTCCATCGCTCTTATCTCCTCTATGGGTCGCCCGACTGATCGTATCGCTGCCGATGTCGATAAGCGTCCTTGCACCGAAGTCTATGATCGTCTTATCTCCGAATACTGGTATCAGAGTTTCCATGGGTTTAAAGCCCGTGTTATCTATGGAGTCGATGCCTCTGGTGAATTAGGCCGAGAACTCTGCCTGCGTAGGTATCGCACCAAGAACAAGAAGATTTCCGTCGAAACAAAAGACGATTACAAAGCGAGAACTGGATTCTCCCCTGACTTAGCAGACTCGTTTCTCTACGCACTAGAGATGTCCCGCCGCAATGGTTTAACTTTTATCGGTAACGATAAACCTGTCCCAACTGATCGCTTCTGGGCTAGGCGCGAAGAAGTTGTCCAACCCATGTCCGATGATGACTACTATATGTCGGACGATGATGGAGAGGATTAGCAGGGACGGGTATGCATCCCCTTTTCAGACGCCGGGTTTCCAAGGTTGCGCCACCTACCCCAGCATACGCTGGATCGGTGACTTGGCTTAATATGCCTCCCGACCTCGATGTGCCCCATACGGAGCCATCAGTGTCTCTCGTCTGCCTGCTAAAATCTACTCTAGCACACCTTGCAACTCTAGCAAGTTGGCTAGGTCTTCGGTGATCGTGACTCGGCAAACCTTGTCTCCTTCCGGTGTAATTCCAAGAACCTCCAGCTTCTCTAGGTCTGCTTTCTTAATCCAGCAGTCCACCCAATCTTGGCGGAAGCGAATCTTGTATTGGTTTTCGTCAACGAATGTGCCTTCGCACACGATGAGTGATTTGAACATATTATTTGAATTGGTAAACTAGGTAGCCTTGCTCTTTTGCCCAC